CTAGTTTTTAAAGACATTGTAAACCCTGGTACGAGTTTATCTCTTTCGTACTTGGCCATATAAGATTCAACTGTTTCGTTATCTGATCTAGATGAATAGTATAGGTTTTTGTATTCTCTGGATATTGCTTGTTCAATGGTTGACCATCCTATATTGGCATTCTCTATTACAAGTAGTGCATCACAGTATTCTGTTGCTATTCCTACCAATACGTTTCCGTATTCTTTAGGTGATATCTTTCCTTTATATTCGGCAACTTGTGTGCAGCTTTCAATATCAAAGACATGGAAGCCGGAGTAATCGGTAGAGTCCCCTCTAGCGACATCGGCAACAACCATATAAGATTTACTATAGTCAGGTGATTCCCATATCCAAAGATTACCATCAACCCCTCTTCTTTCTGTTGGATCTTTTACATAAGTTTCTTCATAGAAAGCCATATTCTCAACCTCAATTACTGAATCTCCGGATGACATAAAGTCACAATCACATTCCTGTGCTGCATGCTTTTCTCCTAATTGTTTTGATTGTTCATCTCTCCAGTCTTGTTTTCTTTCAGGATGAACATCCCATTTTAATTTAATAGGAACAAATCCATTCTCTCCTGCTTCTGCTTTTTCCCAAGTCTTATGAAACCAGTTTCCTACACCATTTGGAGTAGAGAGAGCCATACACTGACCCCCTGTTGCTAGGGTTTGTTGTGCTGCAGTAAATGTCTCCTCGATATTATCTATAAAGGCTGCCTCATCTATTAATAGAAGTGATACTGCTTCTGAACGAGCTGAATCTGAGTTGGATGATTTAGCTGTTATTTTAGAACCGTTTTTAAGTCTAAGAGATAATTTATTCTTTTCTGTAAAAGGTAATTGTAACCATTTTGGTAGATTTTCGTACATGAAAATCGTTTTGGTTACAAGGTTTCTAGCTGTGGCTTGGGTAATTGCTAATGCTAAAACGTTTTTATCTTTGTGGAAGATCATTAACCAAAGTGCGTATGCTGAGGCTAAAGTGGATATTCCTAACTGTCTTGACTTTAGGGTTATTAGCATTTTTTCATCTCTGAATAAATGTAGTACTCCTTCTTGGAATGGGTATAGGTTGAATAGGATTCTACCTCTTGTTGGATGTTGAATGTAGCAATACTTCTTCATGAAGTATGCAGGATCTTTTGCACACTTTATATACTCTTGGGCTACTATTTGTTTTATATCTGGTTGTGACATATTATATACTTATATATTATAAATATGTGGATATAAAAAAACCCACCTTTAGAGGGTGGGCTTGTTTTGCTTTATTGTTAAAACTACTGTGCTGCTTCAGTATCGTGTGAAAAATTTGAAATTTGCAAGTAAGATCCATATTTGTTATTGTGTCCAACATCTGTGATAGATGGAAATATTTTTTTAAGTTCACTAAAAAAACTCTTAAGTGTATCTACTTTTTCAGATGAGTATGCTAATAGATCAACTCCACCGGCACCACTTACGTTAGCTATAACACCTACCATCCCTTGTCCTACTTGACTAAAGTCACCGTTTAGTGTTTCTACTTTGTTGATAAATGAACTCCTTTCTATAGGCTGTTGCATTGTAAATAGATTGTATTTTTGTGCTATCGGGAGTAACTTTGGTCCTACATCTTCCCACTTCATCTGTTGTAGTACCTCGCTTAGCATTCTTGAACTTGCAGTCAATTTATTTTCTGCTAAGAATTTTCTCAAGTCAAAAGTACCTTCTTGCAATGCTTCAGATGCTGCCTCAGTTGCTGCTTCTTTTTCTACTTTTTTAGGAGTTTCTTTCTTTTCTTTACCTGTGAATTTTTTTTCGAATTCTTTTCTTAGTTTTTCTTCTGCTTTTCTTAATGCTGTAATATCTTTACGCATTTGTTTAACAGCTTTTTGATCGATGTGTTCAGCATGTTCTCCTTCTTCTAAAGACCCTACTTTAGCTTCTAGTGCTTCGTAAACTCTTTTCATCTCATCCATTTTGTATTTATGAGCTGCTTCGTTAGTTCCGTTTTCAATCTCTTTCATCAATTCTTCAATTGAATTATATTTTGGAAGAGGTTTTCCTTCTTCAATGCTTTCTTCTCCTTCTGGAATGTTTAGTTCTGGAGCAGGATTTGGAAGTTGGTTTGGATCGTCTTGACGTCCCATTGTATAATCTACATTTTCTTCTTCTTGTATTCCTAAAGCATTTTGTACCATTTCTACTAAACGTCTTTCTTTAGCAGTTAATTTTGATTCGTACAAATCTCTTTCAACTGCATTTTGAGCTGCTTCAATATCCTGTCCGTTTGCAATTTGTGCTACTGCTCTAGAAGCTGCATTTAGATCGTGTCCGAATTCAGATGTATCAATATCTCCGTTATTAAAAGCATCTTCTACTGCTGCTGCAATTGCTGGATCTCCGTCGTATTCATTATCGACTACGTCCATTAAAGCTTCATACCCATAATCACTTCCTTCTGAAAGAGTTTGTGTATTCTTTGTAAGTTTATTCTCTGATAAGAATGTTCTTAAATTAAAATTATCTGCCATTGTGTTTTATTTTTGTTTATAAATAGTTAGTTATTAGCTAAAAGAGATTATCTGTGGATATTTTGCTGTGGCAGTGATATTTGTTAGAATTATCTCTTCTTTAGTAATTGCGTTTTTAAAACCCTCTCTGGTATATATTCTATAATCAGGAGTTAAGTATACCATAACATGAGTATCGTGCTGAGCTTCAGTGTTTAAGAAGGTATTTACATACCAAGATAGAAGTTCTTCTTTGATTGATTCTGGTTTTTTAAAATCTATAGATACACCAGTGCCAAACTCTCTCTTAATTGCTGCTTTTACTTGTTCAAGAGCAGGGGCTTCTAATTCCTCTGTCAATGCAATACGTTTTAAATACTCTACTAAGTTTACTTTTTGCTTAGTACCTTTTCCTGGTGATATTCCTGTTATTGTTTCTAGGTCTGTATACAGTTTTTGAAGATGTTCAACTCTTCCCATTAGTCGAGCTTTATAAGATTTTACCTCTATACTGTTATTTCCTACTTGTACATCACCTTTTCCTACCCCTTTATGTCCTCCATCAAGCAGTAAAGCTAAAGCAACCTCACATCTTCCTACTCCTTTATTATTCTCATCTACCGTAGGTAGGTTTATAATAGAATCTATAAATGTTTCAGGAAGAGATGTTCCAGCGGTTAGTACGTTATTTAAGTTTCCTGAAGTTCCTAGATCCTCAAATGTTAATTTTTCTGATCCCTGTAAATAGTCTACAAGTTTTGCTTCTAGTCCTGGTATCTGGTCTACTTTAGTGAATATACTGTCTTGTGCAAATTCTAAGTTTTTCTTCTGTATAATGCTGGTTAATGTACCTCCTAGTTTCTTACCCTTAGCTGCTACTGTGTGGTATATCTTTTCGATAAAAGCAGGGTCTAGTACTTCAGTTTGAGATTTTAACAAAGCTATTAGGCTGTCTATAGAGTACTTCTCCGTAGGTTTTTCCTCTTCCATCACTATTCCGTACTCAGAATAAATCTCTTTCAATATTTTCATATCGTCAGAATTATTCATATCTGGGTATCCTTTCTTACATCGAAAGGCCCATTCTGTAACTATTTTATCTATTACGCTCATTAAAGTGCTTCTGGTGTTTCTTCTTCAAATTCTGCTCCTGCTGTTTCTCCGCCCTCTTCCCCACCTTCTGGTGCTGGTGTTTCTCCGCCTCCAGCTTCTCCTCCTGGAAAGTCTCCACCACCTCCGGCTGCTGCTGGTTCTGCTGGTGCTCCAAACTCTTCTCCACCTGGTTCTTCACCGGTTGTGATTGGTCCGTTTTTAAGAAGATCGTTTATTTTATCTAATGCTTGTTGGTATTCTGGCAGCTTGTCGAGGTAGTATTTCTTACCTTCAATCTGTGCTTCAAATCCTTTGCCCATCCATTTAATATTAAACGATTGTCCATTTTTAAGGTTAATTGCAAATGTGGAAGGCTTTGGTACTACCCACTTTACATCTGTTATAAATTCTGGATATTCTCTTGTGAAGAGAGATACTAGTGTTTTTTTAACTGTAGGAAACTTTCCTAGTATTTCTTCTGTAGATGTTTTTAGAACTGCTCCCTCTTGCTCTTGAAGAACTTCAACGTATGCTTCTAGCATTAGTTGCTGTACTTCTTCTTTAGTTATTTTTTTAGAAACAACATCTC